ACGTTGACAACGCACCTAAAAGTATATTCCACGCATTTGTGTCAGTCTTTAATAACTGCAAGGATGTTCCGGGACTTATCTTTGGTGAGGCACTCGCGCTTTTGCTGCCGTTTTGGTAAACAGAAACACCGGATACGCCGAAAGTTATGGCGTTAGTCCCAAAATTCACAACGGTAATCAACGTCCCAATCGGGAACGCAACCGACGCATTTGTCGGGATTGTGATGGTCTGTGCGCCAGTGTTGGCCGAATAGATATGCTTGCCAGCGTCACCCAACACCAACGTGTAATTGCCGCTCTGGATGTTCTGTGGGTAAGACACCGTACCACCAGCGGGCGCTGAAGATACCCATTCCGTGCCGTCGCTGGTTAGGACGTTACCCGCCGTGCCGGGACTAGAGAGACCCGTGCCACCATTAGCAGGTGGGAGGAGGCCGAAGCCGTCCGAGATAGACTTGCTGGCTGGGTAGTCGCAGAACACATCTTTAGTGCCTGCGGCAAAGTCTACGAGCGAACCGCTATTGCTGGACGCAAGCACAGTGTCACGCGAAAGCGTGGGGCCAGCACCTGAGTATGTACCGATGCCGACTTCCCACTGTGCACCAGCGTTAATGGTGTAGTATGTGGTGTTACCGTTGCCGACCGCACTAAAGGTCTGGTACCCCGTAGGTGAGGCACCACTGAGCGTTATCGTACCTGTACCAGTGGTAGTGGTAGTATCGCGTACGCGGTCAGCAACATTTAAAGGCATTAGTTTTCCTTATACGATGCGGATGATTGCAGTCGTATTAGTAGCAGTCGGGAAGATGATGGTGAAGTCACCGTCTGTCGAAGTCTTATCCGAACCAAAATCCAGCGTGGCTACCGCAGCGTTCGTCAGCGTGGTGTTCGCGTTCGAGTTAGCCGAAGGCGTTGTGTTATAGATGAGCGCGCCACGTGCCGTGATGGACGAGTTTGCAAAGGTCAAGTCGGAGAAGTCCGTGAAGCCCGTACCCGAAGACGCGTTATTGTTCGACGTAACAACACCAAGGTTAGTCAGTGTACCACCGCCAGCGGTGTAGTTTGTACCTGTTACTTCGTTAGACGCAGTGTATGCGGTGGTGTTGGCGTCAATCGTAGCCGACGAAGTGTACATCGCCAGCTTAAAGGTATCACCGCCTACGCGGAAATCGTGTACAGCCAGCATAAGCTCGGCCTTAAACGACGTGGTCATTGCTTGAGTAATTGCCATCTTAAGGCCTCCTTATGTATCGAGTATCGAGGTAAGCTCTGGATACCCCGCCTGTTTAAATTTGTTCACCAGAGTTACGTTATGCGACCGCACAGCTTCGTGCATATAATGCACGAGCACTCCACGGATACTGTCTTTGAAGGCTTCAGCTTGGTCCCGGATAGCAGGATGCGCGTTGCTGCCGACATAGATAATCTTATCCAGCGCACGCTCGGCAACTTCCTCCGGCGTGGAGCCACGACCTTGGGTAGCCATAACCATGACGTTACCAATAGTGCCTGAAACGGGGTCGAACATCTATATCTCCTACGCGACCGGATACCGGGCTTGCGGCGTCCGGTACATATCCTGACGGTTCTTGCCTTCGCCAAGCTGCTTGAGCATCGCCATCGCTTCGTTGTACCGCTTCTGATACTCGGCGTTTACGTCCTGCTCACCCTTCATAAAGATATACGCTTCGATAAGCGCACCGTAGAGCAGCACGCTGTCGAAGTTATCACCCAACCAGCTTGTGCCAGCAGTTACGATGGACTCTGGGTAGTAGAAGTAGTGCAGTTCGACTGTATAGTTAGCGTCCGGCGTCGGCCCCAGAATGTACGAGTTCTCGTCAAAGTAGGCATAGTGTGTGGGTATGCCGGTCGTACTTGGGTTCGGGAACGACTGCCGTATAAAGCTGACGTCCTTGTTAAGCAGGTATTCGTAGCGTCCAGTGGCATCGATGACAGCCATGGAGAAGTTAGCCAGCCAGTCTGAAGGCACCGAAAGGTACTTGTTGCCTGACGTCATGTTACCCGTCACGTTCTTACGTAGGTCAAGCAGCTGCACCGTGTTAAAGATGCGCTGCTCAGCCTGTTCTATGAACGTGTTAATCTGTTCGGTAGACGTCAACGTCACCGTGCTGGAGCCGTCAGAGCCGGTCCATGAGGTGTTGGGGAAGTCGTTTTCGACGTACCCTTTGATTGTCTCGAACAGTTGTGAGTAGTTCATTAGCCCATCTTCGTGCTGCTGTGCGTACCCTTAGTAGCCGCACCCGTGCCGCGTGTCTTCAGCGTCTGGGTGTTAGCGATGTTGTTTGGGTAGCCGTTGTTGCCGAGGTCGATATTAGTACCGCCCTTCATGGTGTGAGGCTTGGCGTAAACGCTGGCAGAACCAACTTCTTTGCCGCCCATTTTCTTGCTGAACTTGGCCATATTATTTGCTCCGCGAAGATTTCTTCTGGTTGGCGATTTTGGCAAGATTGCGACCCATTGCACCCATCTGTGCGTTGGTCTTGCCGCCCTTGGCCATCTTGGTCAGAGGCTTACCCTTGTGCATTGCGCGCTCGTGCTTGTGCACGGCCTTCGCTGCGGTGGCCTTGTCCTGCTTCAAATCTTTCTTATCCATCACTAATTCTCCGTCTCTACTGTTACGGTCCCTACTTGACCATTGCCTAATAGCGTATTTGGAAGACCAAATAAACCCAAAGGATTATCTAACCCAACAGGGTTCCACCCCCACTGAATTATACGACTACCGTCACTTGGGTTGTTGTTCGGGTTGAGGCCCGCTTGGTAGTAGCTGTTGTCTGGACGTGGGTTACGCAATGCTTGCGGGTCGTCCACTGGGTACATACCCAACTGAAGCTGTGGCTGGTCCGGTTCCCAACAAGTGGGGCACACCAGAATGTTGATGTTCTTGGTCTTAATGACGAGCCGCTTGAGCTCCTTCAGCTTATAGCGGAAGTTGCAGCGGTCGCACTGCGAAATTGCCCACTTACCAGAGGCGAACCGATTAGGCACACGTCACCGGAAATACTGACGAGGCGCAAGGCGTAACGGTGCCTTCTCACGGTCCTCATCAGCAGCCTGCAGCCAGAGTTCTTCGTATTGCATCTTTAGGCCCACAGAGCGTTCGAGCGCGCCGGGCAGTTTCAAGGATAGGTGATACGCGAGACCAGCCACCATACAAGGGAGGAACCTAAACGGTATATCTTGCGTAGTAACGCCATCGCCAGCATCCTGTAAGCGGCGCAAGCGCCAGTAGACAAAGGTGTAGTAATCGTCTTGGTCTGGGCATGGCCAGACGTTAATCTGCGGGTTGGCTACGCCAGTAACCGGATAGTCTGCGCCTGACTGACGGTTAATCCACACTTGGATAGGCCGACCCTGCGCGTTCTTATTTGGGATTGTCGAGTATGTATCGACGCTGATACGATTAATTGTGATGTCAGTCTGCTGCTGCCCGGTCTGGGTGCGCACGACGTGCTCAAGCAGGTCTATAGTGTCTACAGGCAGGTCGTAAACAATCTGCCCCTGCACCATGGGGATTTCGCCCTGCTCGATGGTCCATAGGTTAATGCCACGGTTTGCCCACTCAATAGTAAGCAGGTTCAAACTACGGCGCGCTGTGCGCAGGTCGTAACCGGTGCGAAGTTCTGCACCGCAACGCTCGAAAGCCTCTTCGACTAAGTCGTTGAGGTTGAGATTAAATGTGCTGGTGCCCGAGGTAGTCATCTGTATTTCGCTGCCTTCTTCGCTATCGCCTTTGGCTGCTTAACGAACTGCTTGCCCGCTTTTATGCCTGCGCGTTTCGCCTTGCTTGTAGCAGAGTATTCCTGCGAACTCAAAGCCTCACGTGCTTTCTTAGGCAAGTAACGTTCGCCCGTGGCTTTTGGTCCCTGCGTAGACGGCTTGCCTGACTTAGTGCCCCAGTCCTCTTTGGTCCATTTGGATAGAGACTTCTGGGCTTCTGTCTTCGGGCCGCTATAGCCACCACCAGACTTCTTATACCGTTGCGTAGCAAGCTGGGCTTTACGTGCGGACCATTGACCTGCGTTTCCACCCTTCGTGCCAGCCTTTACGCTGGCAACGATACGCTTCCACTTAGGTTCGTCCGACCGTGCCATTACTTCTTGAAGCCTTTCAGCAACTGCGCGAACCGTGCACGTTGACCTAGTTTGCCCGGAGCCTTAGCGGCCTTGGCCAGCTTACCAGCTGGAATTGGCTTGCCCTTCTTGGCACCAAGAGCCGAGCGCAGTGCACCCGGCTTCTTAATGGCCTTCGAAATATCGAGCTTACCGCCTTTAGCGTACATGGTCACGTCGTCGGGGTTATCCTTACGACGGATGGTTTTCGCCCCCGGCATTTTAGAAGGGTTTATAGCCCCCATACCCCGACATGCACGCATGTTACTTCTCCTATTAAGCCCAGACGCGGTACGGCACTGGCGGTTCAACGCACAAGGGCGTCAGCAAAGCCAACTGCTCCTCATCGAAGCTGCCGCGCAGGTTGGTGTGCCAGTCGGGATAATACTCCTCGATAGGCTCGCCCTCTTCGTCATAGCCAATGACCTTCGTGAATGGCCCGATCTGGTCAACCAAGAAATCGTTTACTGGATTGCCTTCGTCGTCGATCACGCCAGCTTCAAGCAAAGCGGCGTTCATGTCGTCTTCGGTGGCAGCTTTTAGATATAGGTCGGTCATGCTGTGAGTGCCTGCAACGTGGCGTTTGGAAGCCGCGTGTTGTAGTACGCAATTTGGCGGATGTGGCCGTTGATGGATGAAGCTCCGC